GAAGAGTTCTTAGCAGCGCCAGAGAAAGAAGTTCTCTACGGAGGAGCAGCAGGAGGGGGAAAATCTTATGCAATGTTGGTTGATCTTCTTAGGTTCGCTTCTAATCCTAATCACCGTGCTCTATTACTCAGACGTACTTTAGGGGAACTAACCGAACTTATAGACCAATCTAGAAGAATCTATCCACGAGCCTTTCCAGGTTCTAAATTCAAAGAGTCAAAATCTACCTGGGTATTTTCTTCAGGAGCTACAGCTACTTTCTCTTATGTAGATAAAGATTCGGATGTTACAAGATACCAAGGTCAGAGTTTTTCTTGGATAGGTATAGATGAACTAGGTCATTATCCTTCTCCTTACGTGTGGAACTATCTTAGATCTAGACTTAGAACTACAGATCCAGATATTGAAACATACATGAGAGCAAGTGCAAACCCAGGAGGAATGGGTGGTTGGTGGATTAAGAAGATGTTTATCGATCCTGCTATTCCAAACGATCCTTTTTGGGCTACGGATATAGATACTGGTAAAACTTTAAAATACGGACCTTCTCACGCTAGAGCAAATGAACCTTTATTCCAACGAAAGTTCATCCCTGCTAGACTAACAGATAATCCATACTTAATGCACTCGGGTGAATACGAAGCGATGCTTCTGTCTTTGCCTGAAGTAGAACGAAGAAGGTTACTTGAAGGAGATTGGGACGTTGCAGAAGGTGCTGCTTTTTTTGAGTTCGACAGGCTAATACACGTTGTAGAACCTTTTGAAATACCTACTAACTGGCCTAGAATAAGAGCAGCGGACTATGGGTTCAGTTCTCCTTCTTGTGTGCTTTGGGCAGCAGTAGATTGGGATAGTAATCTTTGGATCTACCGTGAATTATACAAAAAAGGTCTAACTGGTGAAGATCTAGCAGATTTAATTATACAGTTAGAAGCTCTTGACCCCCCAATGCAGATATCTGTACTAGATAAATCTTGCTGGTCTAAGATGGGTTTAGGTCCGAGTATAGCAGAAACCATGATGACCAGGGGAGTTAGATGGGTTCCTTCTGATTCAAATAGAATGTCCGGTAAGATCGAAGTACACCGCAGACTGAAAATGGATGACTTAACCGGGCAACCTAGACTAAGAATAGTTTCTACTTGTACAAACTTAATAAGAACTTTACCTACTTTACCTTTATCGAAGACTAATTCAGAGGATGTAGATACAAAAGCAGAAGATCATGCGTACGATGCTCTTAGATACATGGTTATGATGAGAAGGTTAAATTATAATCTTGAAAGTTTCTCTCGTAGAATAAAAGAGCAACCTGCACAAATAGCAGATGCAATATTTGGATATTAACAAGATTTAAAATGGCAGAAAAAAAACTACCAGAAAAAATAGATCTTTCTAGTAAAGAAGTACAAACTAGAATTCAAGATGAAATAAAACAGTATCTTGAAGAAATAAGAGCTTCTGTTGATTTGTATCCAGAACCTGAATCTATGGAACCTTCTGGTCAAGCTTTTCAAGAAACTCGTAAATTTTCTACTCCAGAAAAGCAGATAAGTTTAAAAAAATATTCACATTTAGAAAGATTAGTTAAGTCTCTTGTAGTAGATATTGTACGACAGGGAGGGGGTAGACAATCTTATATGCCCCGTGAAATAGAACAAGTTTTATCTGGTCTTAAAAGTTATTATAAAGAAAGTAAACAATTAACAACAGAAGGTACTTTTGATGTAAATTTAGTTAGTCCAATAGGTTTTCATGGTAGTGTAAGATTCATTAAAGAGTTTCTGAAAAGTCAAGGAATTGTTGCACAAACAGGATTTTCTCAACAGCTTAGACAAGTACTTCGTTATGTTACAGGAGGATTTGAAACAGATAGCGGGCCGGGGTGGAGAGGAGGTAAAAATCCAATAGTAACATCAACCTTACAAGAAATTCCCTTTTTAGAAGAATTACCAAATGGTCTATTTATTGTAAAATTTAAGATTAATGAACAAGATCAGACTAGAAGTATTGAAGATGCTTCTGATATTCTGCAGGTTTATGAAAAGTACATGGATATTAAACCAGGAGCAGCTAGAACTTTACCGGAGCAAATGCAGTTTATAGAAGATATGAGGGGTACAGGTACTGTTCGTTCAATGATCGATCCTTCACAACAAACAAAACCTTTAGAAACACAAGAACAGCGTGATATTTTTCGTTATTTACTACACGAATATAGCACAGAGGGGGATAGATATAGACAATGGGAAGAGACATATGATCCTGATTACGATCCTGTACTACTTGAACGTAGTGCAAAAGAAGCAAAAAAAAGAAGAACAGTAACCTTTCAACCTGATCCAGAATTAAAAGAAGAAGAAGAAGAAGAAGAAGAAATTCTTGAAGTACCTCACATTCCTCCAATTTCTAGAAAAAAACCTAAACCTTCAGCAAGACCTCCCGGAACTAGTTCTCCATATGCTGATATTATTGAGGAATTAAAACAGGATTCAAATAAATTAAGAGAAGCACACGAAAAACAAATTAAACAAAAATTAGATCCAAAAGGTAAACTTACAAAAGAACCAGAAAAGATTCCTGCTAAAAAACCCGATCCAAAAGGTAGTACAAAAGGACCGGGGCTATTCTACTATTTTAAAGGATTAGAACATTTGTGGGGTGCTGGATCAGTTACAGAAAAAGGCGAACCATTAGCGTCTTTAGAAGATCAAATGACTAAACTAACAGGATAAAGGAGATTAAAATGCCATACGGTTATCGTTACCCCGGAAAGAAAGACATCGAAGGTAAAGTCAAGCAGGGAGATCTAAGCGATGTTCCTAGTGGAAACTTGTATCGGATGAAGTTAGAAAAGAAAGTTCTAGCTGAACCGGATCAAAGTCAATTTGCAGATCACTCAGGCAAAAAGAAAGCCGGTAGGCATGTAGATGGTTCTATTGACCGTTTGCATGGTGATTTTTCGCTACAAAGGGACTTTTCATAATAAGGAAAAAGGCATATGCCCCCTAATGATATAGACCTAGATCAACCTATTGAGTTAGATCCTGAAGATGTATCTAATTTAGCAGGAGTTATAAAAGGCAAATTTGCAGATGCTGAAGAAGGTAAACGATCAGATGAAATTCGCTGGTTAAGTGCTTATAAAAACTACCGAGGAATAACAGATTCTTCTACTCAATATAGAGCTTCTGAAAAATCCAAAGTATTTTTAAAGATTACAAAAGTAAAAGTACTTGCTGCTTATGGGCAATTAACCGATATTCTTTTTGCAAATAAGAAATTTCCTCTGACTATCGAACCTACTCCTGTACCAGAAGGTGTAGCAGAGTTTGCTCATTTACAAATGCCTCAAGAACAACAGGCTGGTATAGAAGGTTTTCAAGGAGATGGTAAGGAACTTTTACCGGGTGCTTTAGAAGCTACTGCAACTGAAGAGCAAGGTGGTAATCCTATGCTTGCAGGTCTAAGTACTACTTTTGGACAATCGGATAATCTAGTTCCAGGTCCAGGTTATCTTGGACAACCTCAAATAAAACCAGCAGCAGAAACAGCTAGAAAAATGGAAAAGGTCATAATGGACCAACTTCTAGATACTTCTGCTGTCAATGTTCTACGACATTCTATTTTTGAATGTTGTTTACTAGGTACTGGTATTGTAAAGGGTCCATTTAATTATTCTAAAAAGGTACACCGCTGGAGAGGTACTGGTGATAGTAAAGAGTACGATCCCTATGAAAAAACTGTACCTCGAATAGAAGCAGTTAGTTGTTGGGATTTTTATCCTGATCCTAGTGCTACAAGTATAGAAGATTGCGAATATGTAATTCAACGGCATAGGATGAATCGAGAGCAGGTTCGTGATCTTATGAATCGTCCGTACTTTAATAAAGATAAACTAGAACTAGCTCTAGAAATGGGTCCAAATTACGAAGAAAGACACTTTGAATCTACTATTCGTGCAGATAATGATCCTATGAATGATAGTAATAGGTTTGAAATTCTAGAGTATTGGGGTACTTTAGATTCTACTTTAGCTTCAGAAGCTAGTATAGAAATGCCCAAGAATTTATCTGAATTAACTTCTGTACAAGTCAATATATGGGTCTGTTCGGGCATGATAGTTAGAGCAGTAGCAAATCCTTTTACTCCTATGCGTATTCCTTATCAAGCATTTCCTTATGAACTAAATCCTTACCAATTTTTTGGTGTAGGAGTAGCAGAAAATATGGAAGATGCCCAACTTCTTATGAATGGACATATGAGAATGGGCATTGATAATCTAGCTCTTGCTGGAAACTTGGTATTCGATGTAGATGAAGCACAACTTGTACCAGGACAATCTATGGAGGTTTATCCAGGTAAAATCTTTAGAAGGCAGACTGGTGTTACTGGTACTGCTATAAATTCTATTAAATTTCCTAATACAGCGCCTGAAAACTTGCAGATGTACCAAGTAGCTCGCCAGTTAGCAGATGAAGAAACTGGTATTCCTAGTATCGTACACGGGCAGACAGGTGTAACCGGCACAGGTAGAACAGCGTCGGGTTTATCTATGCTCTTAGGATCTGCGGGTTTATCTATTAAAACTGTAATTAAAAATATTGATGATTACTTGCTTAAACCAATGGGTGAAGCTTATTTTCAGTGGAACATGCAATTTAACGATCTAGATATAGAGATAGTAGGTGATTTAGAAATTAAGCCAAAGGGTGTAGCTGCTGTGATGCAGAAGGAAGTTCGATCACAGCGATTAACTATGCTCTTACAAACTGTAGGCAATCCAATGCTAGCACCATTTATTAAAATTCCAAACTTAATCCGAGAGATAGCAGTGTCGCAAGATATAGATCCAGATGAACTGGTAAATGATCCAAATGAAGCAGCTATCTTTGCAGATATATTGAAAGGAATGACAAATGAACAAGGAACAGGCCAAGCTCCTCCTCCCCCTGGTCAACAACCGGGAGGGATGGCTGGGGCTGGAAGAGTACCTCCAGGGGCTAATCCAGCGGATGCAACAGCAACTGGTGGCGGAACCATCGGAGTTGGAAGTACGCCGACTCCAGGGGAAGCTGGCTTTGCTGCAAATACTGGTCAAACTGAAGAAGTCGGTTAACGATACAATAGAGGTAGAAAAGAATGGCAGATCCGATATACGCAACCCCGATGGTTGATCCTCAATTAGCTATAAACCAGTTAGGTTCGGTTTATACTTCAGATCATTTGACTGAAAATTATAATACATTTTTTAATCAAATGACTGAAAGTGAAAGATTGTCCTATATGCCTGAAGGATACGAAGATCAAATAGATTTTGATCCTTTTCAATCTGATTATGGTGGTTTAAATTTTAGAGATACTCTAGAATCAGACGGTTTTGTAAATTATGTAAAGAATGATCCGGTTAGAGCAGCACAACAAGGTTCTGGTGGTGTTACTGTAACAGTTGAAGGTAATGTACTATCTGCAGACGAACTCAGGCGAAGGAGAGCAGGGCCGGTAGAAGGTAGGGTAGTATATAAAGATGAAGTTATGCCATTTTATGCAGGTCAAAAAAAAGAAGATGAAGGATCTGTAT